TCCACAACTCGTATTGATTTTGGCAGAATACCAGTATAAAAACGCTTTCGTAGCAGACCACGAACTTAACGTTGTTGCCTGTTTGACGGAGGTTATGGCAAATGTCAGTTTCAATTAGAATGCAATTATATACTCAACCAAACTGCGATTTCTGTGATATCATGAAAATAAAATTAAAAGAATGGAAATATGATTTTGAAATTATTGATATTACAAAACAGAATTGGGCAAAAGAGTTTCTAAAAACTCGTGGTCATAAAACTGTTCCACAACTTTATTGGAATAATTCACATCTTAATAAAGTAGATACTATGCAGTTTACAAAGGATATGTTAGAAGAAAGTTTGGATTATGAGATTTATGTTGGAGGAGTGGAAAACTTTAGATAGCAGCGATAAGACCAGTCTCCTCTTGACTTTTATCGTTGCAATTATATTGGGATGGATTACTACGTTTGGTGTTCAACTGACAGTATCCGTCTTACTATATTGTTTTCTTAGATATGTACAAAGACCATGGAGTCAATACGACGATGAATCCATTTGAATATTTGAATGCGATAAACAATACTAAAAAAGATATAATGGTAGATGACCTCGCTGAAAAGGGTTATAATTCCTTTATGATTAATCGAGGACTATCATATTTTAATGATACAGTTTTATTCGCTAATGAGATGAACAGATTACACCATACACCAAATCGTTTACAATTTGATTTTTTTATAAATATCATACGAAAGCGGAAAAGGTTTTCTAAATGGATGAAACCCGAAACCGTTAATGATTTGGAAGTAGTCAAGGAATATTATGGATATAGCAACCAAAAAGCACGCCAAGCCTTGACCCTTCTGACACCTGAACAAATAAACAATATAAAAAAGAAGGTGGATAAAGGTGGAAGAAAATAAAATTGTTGAATGGACACCAGCGTCAATGCTGGAAATTACACTTAATGAACCAGATGATTTTTTGAAGGTTCGCGAAACACTGACTCGTATTGGAGTCGCATCCCGCAAAGATAAGAAACTGTTTCAATCATGCCATATCCTGCACAAACAGGGTAGGTATTTCATTGTGCATTTTAAAGAACTGTTTTTGCTGGATGGTAAGAAATCAAATCTTGAGGAAAATGATATTGCTCGTAGAAACACGATTGCTCAATTGATGAGTGATTGGGGACTAGTTAGTATTGAAAGTGCCAAAACGGTGGAACCTCTTGCTCCTATGAGGCAAATTAAAATTATTCCTTACAAAGAAAAACAAGAATGGGAACTTTGCCCGAAGTATAATATTGGAAGTAAATAATGGATTATGATTTTTTTAATGATCGATGGCAACACTTGATTCGCCAAGTAATTCCGAATAAGCATACTTGGTTTCTAGATAAAACTACTAATAAAATCGATATTTGTTTTACACATAAAGTTCTTTCTAATAAAAAAGTTTTGTATCTAGGAATTCCTAGTTGCTTTGAACCTGAGAGTAATCAACAGTTTAAAGATTACCTTAATTATAAATCTGATTTAAAAGAATTGGGGATCGATAAAATCATTTATGGTTCTGATGATTCTCCTTATGTTATGGATGCTTGGTTAGCAAGTTTCGAACCGCATAATTGTATTGGTTATATGTGTGACGGACTTGGACAACTATCTTCAGATTTTGATGTTTATGTTGATCGATCACATTTAGGATTGAAACAAAGAGTTTGGCGACACTTTATGATTCTTGATGATTGTAGAATCGAATATTTTGATGCTGAAGATGGTATGACTCATTTCGGTGCTGATCAGAATCCATATGATAAGTGTAAACCACATAATGTAGTGGAAGTGATAAAAGAATTAAATGAACGCCATTGATCTAAATATTATAAGAGACACACCTTTTATAAAATTAAATATCGATATTGATCATGAACTACTACTGAAAGAATATAAAGAAGTCGAGAAAAAATATTCATTTGAAAATTATAGAACCAGATACTGGCCAGTTCGAAAAAAATATGCTAATGCTTGGTCGGGTATTTGTCTGGTTAGTTCGAAAGGCGAATTATATTCGGATATGCAGGAAGGTAATTCTTCTGCTTCTAGTGAAACAGAATTAAAATCTATTTGCCCATATTATTATGATCTCATATCAAAATTGGGTGGTGAAGGATTAAGGGCAAGGATTATGAGAATTGCTCCTAAAGAATCTTTATTATGGCATAGTCATGTGCAAGAACACGGTCAACCTGAATGGCAATTAACTTGCCAAATACCAATTATTATGCCAGAAGATTTCGAATATTGCGTTTTACATAAAGATGAGTTCAAGTGGTGGAAAAGGTTTCATAGACCAAATTGGTTAAAAAATGTTTGGCGTAAAAAATTCGAAGTTGGTGAAGCATATATTTTCAACTCTTACCACTATCATAACGTTTTTAATTACACTAATGAATATAGAGTCACATTAATGTTATATTTAGATTTAAGAAAAAATAAAGTACAAAAAATATTGAAAGAGTCTATTTAAATTTTAAAAAAAAGTATTATATATAGAATGTAGAGATGCCGCATTCGCGGATCTCATTTTAACCTTGCTAGTCATAGGAGGTAAACATGACTGGAACTTATGCGTTCCCGAGAAATGTATTCTTGGGTTTCGATCACATCTTCAACGAACTCGATAACATCAGTAAGGGTGCGAATGATTCGTATCCACCGCACAACGTGGTCAAAGAAGAAGATATGCAATATTGCATAGAACTTGCTGTTGCTGGGTTTAGTGAAGAGGATATCGCTGTTGAAGTAAAAGACCACATTCTCACTATTGAAGGTAATCGCGAACAGCGTAGACCTCCAGAGAAATATGTGCACAAAGGTATTTCAGCACGCAAATTTAAGAAGTCATTTAGACTGTCCGAATATACGGAAGTAACTGGAGCAGAACTGAAGGATGGCATACTGTCCGTTGGATTGGAGGTAGTCCTTCCCGAAGAGAAGCGTCCCCAGATGATTACAATTAACGGTCATAAGGGGAAAACAAATGACAGAAATAGCACTAAAGGGTTATTCACTCGTTCGTAGCTCATTCATTACTGCATTTGCAGCATGGATGATCGGCCATCTAAAAGCAGTTGGTCGTGCGATCGAAGTTTCAAGACAAATTGAAACTAATCAAAAACTAGCACGTATGCTTCGGCATGAGTATCCAAATGAAGATTATGCGGGTATTCTTGCTATTCTTAATCAAAAGACATTAAAGGAGTATTATAAATGATTAATCTCTGGAAATTCTTTTTTAAGACAGCAGGTTGCAAACCAGAATCAATTGCTGAAGTTGAACGCATGTTGATTAAAGAAGTTAATCAATTTGACAGGTATGCATCATGATTGATCCGGATCACAGCTATCTTCGTCCGAAGGGCGAACAGAAAAAAGGTGGGAAATAATATGTGGACGTATACTAACAATGAGTGGGAAACCTACGCATAATAAATAAAGGGGAGCAGGGCAACTTGCTCCTTTTTCACGGAGGTATAAATGCAAGGATCAGAAAGACACTGTAAAAAATGTGGCCACCGTTGCCACTGCCTTACCACTGACTGTACAGAATGCGTTAATGATGTTTGTTATGGTTGTGATTGTGAATTACCAATAAAAGATTTACCAGATTCTTTTGTAAAGGAGAACACCTAATGAGACGCGGATATAATAACGTGCAAGAAAATCGTAAGAAAAATTATATTAAACAACGTATCAGTCAATTGATGGATGATATGAATAAAGCTCATGATGAGCATGATAAAAATTGGTACAATAGATTAATTCAAGAATTAAATTGGGTTCAGCAAGCAGATAGTAAGCCTGATCGCAATTGTTATATGGAAGTAAAAGGAGGCACTTGGTAATGAATATAGAAAAATTAAGAGCAGATCTCGAATTAGATGAGGGAATTAAATATGAAATATATCTTGATCATCTTGGGTTGCCTACTTTTGGCATCGGTCACCTTATCACTGAACAAGATCTCGAGTATGGAGAAGAAGTTGGCACTCCAGTCTCTGAAGATCGAGTGGCTTCAGCGTTCGAATCGGATATACAAATCACACTTGAAGACTGTTACAGGTTATATGATGACTTCAACGAACTGCCTGAAGAAGCCCAACTCATCATCGCCAACATGTGTTTCAATCTTGGACGCCCAAGACTTTCTAAATTCAAAGGAATGAAGGCAGGAGTCGACGCGCGAGACTGGCAAAAAGCTGCTGATGAAATGGTAGATTCTCAGTGGTATCGCCAAGTCCCTAATCGTGCCGAAAGGTTAGTACAAAGAATGAGGTCTATAGGATAAAAGGCTTTACATCTCCATCGTTTTATGATATAATTATGTTTGTTATTGGGAGTTTGTATGTCATTCTATACTTCAGTTTTTCGCATGGGCAACAGTATCCTTTATCGTGGGTATGATGCCTCTGGCAAAAGAATTTATAAACAAGAAAAGTTTTTCAAGCCGACACTCTTCATCCCATCCAAAAGGGATGAAGGTTGGCGTGCTATCGACGACACAATGGTTTCACCTGTAGAGTTTGACTCTATGAGTGCAGCAAGAAAATTCATCGATGAATATGATGATGTCGGTGGTTTTAAAATTTATGGTACCACTAATTATGTGCACCAGTATATCACGAGTAAGTATCCCCGAGATATAGATTGGGATCGCGACCTCATCAACGTTTCTACTATCGATATCGAAACAGAATATGATGATGGGTTCCCCGAACCTTCAAAGGCAGATCAACCAATCACTGCCATCACCCTCAAGAATAATATCGACAACACTTATTGGGTGTGGGCG